CGTATACATTGATATGTCTGCTTACGTTGCTATAGACAGCCCTAACTCTGATATTTCTTACATTCTTGAAAGATTTGACGGAGCTAATTGGAACTTAGTTCAGAGAGTTGTTAGATACAAGGGATACACTGGAGAGCAAGTTGATTCTTTCTGGGGAATTTTTAATTTAGATGCTCAAGAAAAATTAAGAATTAGCGTAACTTCTGACTCTGGAAACGTAAGGCTTTTGCCAAGCACACAAATTAAATTCCAAGTAAAAGAACTCGGTAACATAATTTAATATGACTGAAAAACAAAAAGACGCAATTGTAGAAATTCAAGACCTATTAGTATCTATTCAGAATGTAATTAAGAAATACGGTCTTGAAGAAGAGTATGTTTCTTGCATTGCACTAGGTTTTTTAGACTTAGAAAATAAGTACGTTGATGAGGATGGTGACGAGAGAGCTAACATGAGTTTGCTATCTACGTTCTCTGTTGCTGACGAAGATGAGCTAGATGATTTACTCTCATACTGCGTTGAAGCTTATAAAATTGATAACGAACCAGAACAAGGAACTATAGACTGGTGGATTAAAAATTTCGGAAGAGATTCTGGACTTAATTAAAACACGCACTCGTAGCTCAGCTGGATAGAGCATCTGCCTTCTAAGCAGACGGTCATAGGTTCGAATCCTATCGGGTGTACTAAATTGAATAAAAATGATTAGAAAGATTGTAATCGGGAGAGACCCCAAAGACGCTATGGCATACTACGTTGGTATGCGTGCAGGAGCAGGAAAAGTAAGCGCAATCATTGAAGATGAGGCGCATCTACACAGGTACAGTAAAAAGCGGTATCTAATTTATATCGAAAACGAAGAGGGGACTATGGTTTGGAAGGCTATTGATGATATGCCTTGTATTCTTGAGTATGACCTAAACTTTGACTGATATGAAGCCGCTACATCACTTTGTCGTCAAATTACCACAGAAATATAAAGACGAGATAAAGTTGTCTAATGAGACAACTCTTAAGCTTGTAACAAAGTTCAATGAGTTTGAGCACAGGTTCAACTATGGTGAAATTGTTGCATGCCCAGTAAATTGCCCAGTAGATAATTGTACTGGTGAGACTCTTTATTTTCATCACCATGTTGTGATGGAGCAAATGTATGATATCGGAGATGACTTATACTTGGTTAATTACGACCCAAATGGAGGATATGGAAACCATGCTATTGCTATCGAAAAAGAAGATGGTGATATTACTATGCTTGGCGATTGGTGTTTTGTTTTACCCCCAGATGAGGAAGAAGAAACAACAACTGCTTCTGGTATTGTTCTTGAAATCAAAAAAGAACCTAAACTGGAGGGAGTATTACTCGCCCTACCCGAAGATTCAGAATGGCTTGGAGCAGGCGTTGGTGAAGTGGTGGGTTACAGAAAAAATTCTCAATACGAAATGGAACTTCTTCACGGCATCAAAGCATACCGCATGAGGATAACAGAATTGATGTATGCCAAAAAAGAGTAAATTCACCACAGTAGAAGCATCAACAAGGTTACTGGCATCTATGGAGATAGCCATAAACAACATGATTGATGAAATTAGAAAGCCAGTAGACTCTGAGCTTTCTGGCTCGCAGAGAAAAGCAGAGCTACAGAGTATTAAACAAACAGCAACAGATGCAAAAGAACTCCTTATCGAATATCAAAGACTCGAACAAATGGTCAAAGAACTTAAAGAAACAGGAGGAATTGAAGAAGAACAAGACTACTCTGGGGGATTCGCAGAGCGATTCTCAAAGTAGTCAAGTCTTCATTTACTGGGACTACTAGTAAGAAGCCCAATAATAGGTGTGTGAGTGTATGGCAGTGATTTCACAGTTTTCCAAAGCGCAAGATTGAGCTGCCACACTCGTGCTAGAAGAAGCACAAGATGATAACAAACACACAGCACAGATTGCTAGTAATAGTCTCATAGGCTGTAATGTTAATTTAATGTAAATATAACAAAATATACTGAAATGCAATGGCTGGACTTAAGAAGGTTGAGGGATACGATGAGTACGTGGTTAATATATGTCCCAAAAATTCGGATGGAGAGGTCATCGAAATCGGTGAGGTTTTCATTCAGCTCCCCGAAACCCCCAAGAAAGAAGAAATACTATTCCACGACAAACCTACAGCCATGCAAATGTGGCAAAGAGTCGATGTGCCAGAGGAGTTGCGTAGGATTCGCAGTATGGATGAGTGGTACGAAATGCCCAACGAATTTAAAAAGAGGTTTTCTTCGTATATCGAAAAGGAATTTATTCGTAGGCGTGAGGGTGTCTGGTTTTATAATAATGGTGTCCCTACATATATTACTGGGAGACACTACATGATGCTACAGTGGTCAAAGCTTGATATAGGCTATGGCTACTATCTGGAGTTTCAAAGAAGACTTTTTTTGCATTTTGCAGCCTGTGAGGTAGACCCACGTTCAATCGGTCAGATGTACACCAAGTGTAGACGTTCTGGATACACGAATATGTCTGCTGCTATTCTAGTTGATGAAGGAACGCAGGTAAAAGACAAGCTTCTAGGAATACAATCAAAGACTGGTAAGGATGCACAGGAAAATATCTTTATGAAAAAAGTAGTTCCTATGTATAAGGGATATCCATTTTTCTTTAAGCCTATACAGGACGGTACTACAAACCCACGTATGGAGCTGGCATTCCGTGAGCCTTCAAAGCGTATTACCAAGAAGAATAAAACATCTAACAAAGGGGAAGCATTAAATACAATTATCAACTGGAAGAACACCACAAATAACGCATATGATGGTGAGAAACTTCATTTATTGTATTTAGATGAAGCTGGAAAATGGGAGAAGCCGACAGATATCAGAGAGGCTTGGCGTATAGAGCGTACTTGTCTCATTGTGGGTAGAAGGATTGTGGGTAAGGCTTTAGTAGGCTCTACGGTAAACCCTATGGATAAAGGCGGTCAGCAATACAAGGAGATATGGAGGGATTCAGACCCTAATGATAGAAATGCAAATGGAAGAACAAAAACTGGACTTTATAGACTTTTTATACCAGCGTACGAGGCTCTCGAAGGATTCTTTGATGAATATGGGAATCCTATTGTCGAAGACCCAGAAACGCCAGTTAAAACAATTGATGGGGACTTTGTGGACATCGGTGCTAAGACTTATCTCAAGAATGAAAGAGATGCTCTCAAGCACGATGCACGAGAACTAAACGAGTTCATCCGTCAGTTTCCATTTACTGTTGATGAAGCAATGCGTGACAGTATTGAAGGTTCTACCTTTAACATTGGTAAGATATACGAGCAGATTGAGCACAATCAAGAGCTGTATCCGAATCCTGTTGTTCGTGGGAACTTTAGCTGGAAAGACGGTGTTAGTGACACAGAGGTGGTTTTCAGTCCTAGCGCTGAAGGTAGATGGAGAATATCTTGGATGCCACCCAAAGAGCTAAGAAATAAATACAAAACCGAGTATGGAAAGAAATTACCTGCGAACGACCATATTGGTGTTGGTGGTGTCGATAGCTATGACTTGGACAGTACAAGCGATAATAGAGGTTCAAAAGGGGCTTGTCATCTCTACAATAAATTTAGTCTGTCTGCTCCTGCCAATATGTTTGTTGCTGAGTACGCTAGTCGTCCTCCTCTGGCAAGAATCTTCTACGAAGACGTATTGATGGCTGCTGTATTCTATGGATATCCACTTCTTATAGAAAACAACAAGTACGGTATCGTTAGGCACTTTGAAGCACGTGGATACGAAGAGTATGTTATGAAAAGACCAGAGCACTTAAAGTCGCCCAATGCATCCTCAAATGTAAAGACTCGTGGAATACCGTCTAACTCACAAGACGTGATACAAGCCCACGCACACGCTATTGAAGCTTATGTAGAAGAGCATGTTGGTATAAACAACGATACAGGTGAAATGGGGCGGATGTATTTTGACAGAACACTAGAGGACTGGATTGGATATAAGATAGATAATCGTACAAAGTATGACCTTACTATTAGTTCTGGTTTAGCTCTATTAGCTGCTCAAAAATTCAAGCAAGAAAAGAAGAAGACATCCTTTAATGATAAAAAGTTCTTCCGTGTATATAAGGAGGAGATAAGACGCTGATTGACAGTGTTTTAATTTCGTATATTTGCAAGGAAGTATTCTGCGAAACGCTATGTACAATAATGACAACGATAAAGGGAAGTACGGTAATTTCCCAGACCCATTTGCACACTACTCTAAAAAAACGAGTAAGTCGTACGGTATTAAATACGCCAAAGCTATAGAAAAGCAATGGGGTCATTCTGATGACGAACGAAGTTTGTTTAGACGTAGGCTTAAAGATTTTGAGACTAACCGTGACTACGCAAATGGTACACAGGATACTTCTATCTATAAGCAGATTCTTAATTCACTAGACCCTAATAGTGGAGACGGTACACTATTGAATTTGGACTGGACACCAGTTCCTATCGTACCTAAATTCGTAAAGATTGTTGTAAACAATATTCTTTCGAGAAAACCATACCCAAACGTAAAAGCTATTGACCCACTTTCGCAATCTGAAAAAGACAAGAAGAGAGCGAAAAAGATGTTTGAAGTCAAGAATAAAGAAATGATTCAACAGCTTAAAGGTCTAGGAGCAGATATCAATGTAGATGTAGAGAGTATTCCAGAGACTCCAGAAGAAGCTGAAATCTTCATGGATACCAACATCAAGACAGCAGCCGAAATTGCTGCACAAGTTGGTACTAATATTACTCTTGAGTGGAATGACTTTGACCAGCGTGTATATCGTAGAGCAGTAAACGATTTGGTTACTTGCGGAATGGGTGTTATAAAAAGAAATAATGACCCAAACTACGGAATCACAGAAGAGTACATCGACCCAGCATATTTCTTTCATAGCTACACCGAAGACCCTACATTTAGTGACCTCATTTATGCAGGACACGTCAAAAAGATTAGCATTTCGGAGCTCAAGCGTATTGCTGGTGATGAGCTTACAGAGGAGCAATATGCTAAGATTGCCCAAAGCGTAAAGAATAAATATCAGAACAGAGCTGATAGACTTTCATACAAGTACTACGACCAGACTCTAGATAGAACTACTTACGGATACGATGAGTTTATTGTGGAGATTATGGATTTTGAATTCATCTCTACAGACGATATGATGTTTGAAGAAAAAGAATCTAGGTTCGGAAACTCAAACTTCTACTACAAAGGATTCGAATACACACCGCCTAAAGAGTCTGTTTACGCTAGAAAGCCAAAGGCTATGAACATACAGACTGTGTATGGGGGTAGTTACATTGTGGGTACAGACCATATGTTTGATTACGGTCAAAAAAGAAACGTACCTAAAAATGCACACGATTTAACCAGAGCTAGACTTTCTTATTCTGTGGTGGCTACAAACCTACGCAGAATGATGCCTAAGTCATTGGTGGGCTCTGTAATTGGTTTTGCAGACCAGTTACAATTATCTCACTTGAAACTACAACAAGCTATTGCTAAGGCTAAGCCAGATGGATTGATTGTAGATATTGAAGGACTTGAAAATGTACAACTAGGTAAAGGCGGTGAATTACAACCACTAGATATCCAAGACATCTATGAACAAACAGGTGTATTCTACTATCGTTCAAAAAATCCAGAAGGTGGATTCCAGAACCCTCCAGTTCGCTCTCTGGACAATAGCATTAGGAATATCAACGAGCTTATTGGTATTTACAACCATAATCTCCGTCTTATCCGTGATACAACAGGTATTAACGAGGTAATGGACGGTACTTCTCCAAAGGGAGAGCAGCTAGTTGGCGTTCGTCAACAGGCTATTGCAGCTGGTAACAATGCTATCTATGACATCACGAATGCTTCTATTTACTTGTACTCTAAGGTTTGTGAAGATGTAGTTAAGTGTTTACAGATATTACCGCCTAAATCTATATTGTTCCAAGCTTATGAGAGAGCTATTGGTAAAACTAATATGGAAGTACTGTCTTCTTTTGGAGACTTACCGATGTACAATTTCGGTGTTAAAGTTCAGACAGAAATGGATGAGACTGAAAAGTCTTACCTAGAACAAAACATTCAAATAGCTCTCGGTCAAAAAGAAATTGACCTTGAAGATGCTATGGCTGTAAGACAGCTAAAAGATATCGACCAAGCAGAAAGACTTCTTATTATAAGACGCAAGAAGAGAATGCGTATGCAGCAGCAAATTGCTCAGCAGAACTCTCAGATGCAAGCGCAAATGAACCAAGCTACAGCACAAGCTGCTTCTCAAGGTAAGATGGCTGAGATTCAAGCGCAAGCTCAAGCGAAGATTGCAGAGATTCAAGCTCAAGCAGAAGCCAACGCACAGCTACTTCAATTAGAGTACCAGTTAAAGGGTCAGATTGAGGGAGCTAAACTTCAATCTCAAATGATGTCCAAGCAATCGGATATGAATTTTAGAAGTGAGCTTGAAAGTAAAAAAGAAAAAGCAAAAGACGAAAGAGTTAAAAAGCAAGCGGTGGAGCAATCAAAAATGATTTCTCAACGTCAAGGCAAAAGAGGTGAGCTTGAAGAGCCTCAAGATAGCATTGTTGACAGGCTAATTAACTCGTAATCAGTAAATTACTACCTTTGCAATATGGCAAACAAGATAAACTTAGACGCAGCTAAACGAGTAGACATCACCTGTAGAAAGGGTGACACGTTTGTCTTGGATTTAGCCTTTACTGAT